TACCAAGTTTATATTCAAATTTTGTTGCCATATATACCTACCTCTATAAATTCTCTAAATCTAACCTCGTCAAATCTAGGATTTGATTTAATAAATTCCTCACATTTAACCTTAATTAAATTAGTTATAAGTTTTGTATTATTCGGATAACCTTTTGCTACCTTTATAATATCGTTAGCACTTTCAATAAAATGTTTTCTAGTTAGCATATTAACCTACCTTATATAAATTGTGTTTAAGTCAGAATTATATGAGTATATATAACCCCATTCATCTTCAATGGGTATTTCATTGATATTAGTTTTAACCTGTGTTAATACCCACAATAAATCAGTTTTTTGTAGCTTGATATAATCGCCAATATCTCTTGACAATTTTGTGTAAGCATACACATTTTTACAAGCTCGAATTAATCGTATTAAAGTTTTTGAATCTTTAATATCTGCATTAGTTTTAGTTTCCATTTTAACCTACTTTCATTTAACTTTTACTTAATATATAATTGTGGCTGAATTATGACTTATTTCATAATTAAGCATATCTGCATTTACTTGATTTACCCCCTAGATAACTAAAGCCTTTGTAAGCACTTGATATTGGATAGTGTATTCTTGTGTCAAGGTCTTTAAAACTTTTTTCTTTAACTTCAACTTTAAACTTTTCTTTTTTAGTCCAAACGATTGCTTTAAATCGTTTTCTTGGTTTTTTATTTAACATCATTAAACCTTTGTTTAACTTGGTTAAGGGAAGGTTTTAAACTTACTTTAAATCTTCCATTATTAATAACTAATTTATAATTGTGTCATAATCAAGACTTAATTAAGGTAATAATAAGGCAACCTGTGGATAACTTTAGGGGAAGGTATTGGCAGAAATCTGGGAAAAAATAAAAGGGCGAATTATAAACTATAATTGTGGCACAAATAGGGCCAAGAGGTGTGGCATATTGTCGCACCCTGCGGGTGCAGGGTTGGTTGACCAAGTGAAAATGTTCTCGTTTTGTTCCTCCAGGATTTGTTCCTGTTTTGTTCTTTTCGATATACCCACCCCCCAACGACCGACCACCCCCCACCCCGAAAAAACTTCGGACCGTCTATATATATAATACACCTCAAAAAATTTTAGCAAAATTTCAGGATATTAAGGTAGGTTGCCCCGCTGTGCCCCCTTGATGGGCTGTTTATGTTTTTGATTGTTTAGTTGCGGGGAGGTGCGCTATTATTTGAGAGAGAAGCGCTCATCGAACTAGGTTCGGAATCCTCCCCGTCTTACAGGAGACGTGTAGTTTAGAACTACACACTAATATTCTACAACATTTGCTCTTGCAATTCAAGACTAAATGTTGTATACTTATAATGTAATGACTAAAGCAACTAAAATGCAACAACCTGATTCAGAGGTTAAGCTAACTCCACAGCAGGAAGCATTCTGCAACGAGTTTATTAAGGACTTAAATATTAAACAGGCTGCCATTCGAGCAGGCTACTCTGAAAAGCATGCGGCAAATAATGCTTATACACTAACTAAAAACCCCGCGATTGTACAGCGAATTGCAGAGTTGAAGTCAGAACAAACAAAGCGTACTAAAATTGAAGCGGACGATATACTTAGACGCCTAGTACGTATCGCTGAAAAGACTGAACAGGAAGGCGATTACAACGCGGCTATCCGCTCCTTAGAACTATTAGGTAAACATCAAGCGATGTGGACTGACAAGAATATTACGGAGATGGAAGTCAAGAACGCATTTGCGACTGGTAACTCAGAAGCAGATATTGCGCGTGATGTCGAAAGATTGAAACGAATCGCAACACCAAAACTAAATAAAGCAGCAAAGGGGGCATAATGCCACATCCATCATTAATTTGGAAATTAAAAAAAGAGGCTAAAGATAAAGACGAACTTAAAGCCGAGAAGAAAGAACCAAAAAAGAAAAAGAGTGTTAGAAAACCTAGACCTATAACTATAAAACAGGCGGATAAAGGGAACTTCAGAAAACCTCAACCTAAATCTAGAGCAGAGATTGCTAAAGCTAAAGTAGAAGCTCAGAAAAAAAGAAATCAAAAAGGAATAAAGGTTTCTAAACCTAAACATCCAGCTCATGCTGAAAAAGGTAAAACAAAAACTAAAAAGAAAAGTATTATAAAAAAGATTAAAGAAAAACTTTTTGGAAAATCGGAAGCCAAAGCTACTGAACCTAAGATAAAGAAAAAACCTATCTCACCTTCTGATAAGAAAAAAGATAAAGCTATTATGAAGGCTGAGGAAGCAAGAAGAGCTAGAGGTAAATCTGAAAAAGCTAAACAAGATTCAGCTGCAATTATGAAAGCGGAAAAATCTAGAAGAGCTAAAGCAAAAGAAGATATGCCAACTGGTAGATCATCTGCAGCATCAGGTGCTTATAAGAAAAAAGAAGCAGCCGAAAGAAAAAAATACGTTCAAGGTAAAGTAAAGTCTGGCCCGTCAGGGAGTAGATAATTGTCTAACCAACGTAAGATGTCAGGTGGCGTTGACGAAGCCAAAGATTTAGTTCAAGCAAAAACTAAAGACATGGTAAAAAAAGTTGCATTAGGTGCAACTCTTAAAGCTGCAGAAAAAGTACCAGGTTCAGGGAAAGTTAAAGATTTCTTTGCACCTAAGTATAAAGAAATTACAGATAAGATCGATAAAATTCCAGGTGATATATCTGTTAACATAGATCCAGAGAAAAAAGAAGTTTCTGTTGGATGGCAAATTAAATGGTAGGAGAACAAAATGGGTATAATTAAAACTGTTAAATCACATCCAGTTGAAGGTCCTTATAATCAAACTAAATATACTGCTAAAGCAAAACAAGGAAAGAATAATACTTTTACTTGGACTGAAGATGCGGAAGAGTATGATTATAATAAAGGAGTACATGTTTGGGATATTTATAATCTTCCAGAAGGTACACCAACAATTGGTGAGACTGTAAAAGTTTCTAATAAAAAAAAGTAAATAACTCAACTAACACAGGAGATAGTATGAGCACACGCGTATTAACGCCAACACTTGAGGAGTATGATTCAAACAATCCTCCTGCTAATCTATATCAACAGTTAGCATTATGGGGTGGTAAGGCGTATGTCGTTAACAAGTGAAGATAGAGACGCAGCTACTAGGCTAGCAATACATCAAGCACGTGACGACTTATTAGCATTTGTAATGCTAATGAATCCAACATTTAGTGTAGGTCCACATCACAGAGTTTTGTGTGACCAACTAATGAGATTAGAAAAAGGTGATACTGATCGTTTAATGATCTTTATATCACCACGTTCTAGTAAATCATTAATCACATCTACATACTTTCCAGCTTGGGCGCTTGGGCGTAATCCATATTGGCAAGAAATAGCAGTATCACATAGTGATGACTTAGCTACAAGGTTTGGTCGTGCTATTCGTGACATCATAAATACGAATGCATACAAATCTATATTCCCTCAAATAAATATTCGTAAAGATAACCGA